CTGTTTTTTCCCTTATCATCAGATAATCAGTATTAAAATTTACCCTTGTTTTTTTTCATACGAGCAGTCAAAATTAAACTCATTTTGACGCAATGCATCTTGCCCTTCGTGATAGAGCCGGTACATTTGATTAAACGACATTCCGTATTCACGGCAAAGGTCGCGCATTGAGTCAACCGAACCGTTATACCTTTGCGCAATCTCTTGGGCAATCTGTTTTCTAAATGCCGTTTTTTCTACCGGGATATACCACTGCACACCCCCGTAAAACCGCGCAATAATTTCGTATATCCGCTCTGCATCGGCGTCTCCTACCGCGTCAGCTAACACGCCGTAGATTTCTTGCCCAATGCGGGATTGTGTTCTTTTCTGTTGCGGTATGTATACCAGCTGCCCGCCGAACCAACGACTTAACGCTCGGAGCGCTCGCAGTGCCCGCTCTCTTTCTACCCCTCGTCCGGCAAGCACCCGCAGCATTTCCTGCATTAAGTTTTCCACCCATCTCCTCCTTATTGCATCATATTTCATTGTATCCCGTCAGGGGCATAGCCTGCCTGTACCGCGATATCGCGGACGGCTAGGATGACTTTTTGAGCAGTCTTCACATCAAGCCACCGCAGGTAGGGAACACCGGTAATACGCTTGATAAAACGGTTGAGAGCCGCTTCCGTTTTTACCCGTGCGGAAAGCTCCCATAAGCCTTTGATGTATTGTATCTGCTCTACCGTTGCCCGCCCGACTTCTTCCTCACGTGCAGCCATCTTTTTTACCTGAAAGCCCAAACTTTTTAGCGCCTTGAGCACTGCTTCAAGTTCGGTAATGGTAAGCTCCGTACTGCTCGTTTTACCGGTTGTCCCTGCAAGCAAGGCTCGGTATGCTTCTTCGTCCAAACCGACCTTCTGCCTACCGACATGGATAAGTCTAATCAGTTGTCCTTTCTTGGTTTTATACGTTCCACTACTCATACTGTTCATGCTCCTTAAAATGCCGTTAAACGAGCTTATGCACCAAAGCCGATACTTTTCTCGACATACGCGCTCCTAAGCCCTAGAAGCGCCTTGCGCTGTACAGCGCAAGGCGTTCATCTTTACCCTTCGACACTGCGTTCTGCCCGTGCCTTTTGTGCAGCCGACAGCTGATTTTTATTCATGTAATACTCCATCGCATAGGCGGCAAAATATTCAGGTTTACCGAATTTTTTCTCCCGTACATACGCAGCAATCTCCTGATAATTTTCAATCTTGACCCGCAATGTTTTTACCCTGTCAGTTTGCTCCGTCATATCATTGAGTCCGTTTATGATAAGGTAGCGGGCTAATGCAGCAGGTTTGTCAAACCCATCTACTTTTGCCTTTTCGCTTAAACACGCCAGAAGCTGATTATCTAATGTCAGCGTCATCTTTCTTTTTCCACCCATAGTTACTCCACTCCTTACAAAGAATTGACGATATCGGCATCGACCATTTGACTGCCGAGTTCTGCCGCAAGGTTCATTGCCCGCCGCATCCAGTTGTTGACTAAAAGCGGATAGGCAATACTGTAGACAAGCTGCTGACTGCGTGTTTGCCGCCTGAGCTTTAAGGCAAGCGCTTCACAACCTTCATCGGTGATGATACTCTTGCGCTCCCTTTTAAGACGAGCAAACTTTACATCAAGATAAGCGGCAATATCTTTTCCGCTTCCAAGAGGAGCCAGTTCCAGCACTTCCATACGCCGGATAACCTCGCGCGCTTCCCAGTTTTTTGCTTCATCGAGTTTGCCCTTCATTTCTGGCTGCCCAATCAAAATAATTGCCAATAACTTTTTAAAGCCGTCTTCCAATTCCCAAAAGCGTTTTAAATATTTGAGCGTTTGAATATGCAGGTCGTGCGCTTCTTCAATCATGAGTACATGGCTCCAGCCTGCACGGCTTGAATTGGTCAGTATCCGCTCAATTTGCCGCGCCTTCCCTTCAAGCGTCCGCTTCGGCTTTTCTTCCGAGCAGTCCAGAATAATGGCATCGCAGATACTGGCAGCGGTAAGACGCGACTTGTCGATAATGCGCGGGGTAATGACCCGTACCTTTTGCCCTTCCGTTTGCATCCGGTCTATGGCATACCGCCGTAAGGTTGTCTTGCCGGAGCCGGACTCTCCAATGAGCGCAAGCATTCCGCCCGCCCGCGCAGTCTGATACAGATACTCCGCAATAAAACGGGTATCTTCGCTCATGTACACATCCGCCGCTTTTGTTACGTCTCCCGTAAACGGATCGGATACCACTTTAAATGCTTTCCTCGCCTGTAGTGTCAGCATTCCTCATCCTCCTTGTGTTGTTTATTTTAAGCTTCCGTCTATATCAAAAAAAATGCCGCTGCCGGTATTGTCCCCGGCCGGGCCGCCTGCGGCATAGCGTAGGTTTACGAATCCCTCAAACGGTTTACGGAGCCACCGTCTCCAACTTACCTTTCTCGGCTACTGAAAGGTTTTATTTTTCTTTAATCCATTAGCTTTTTAATGTCTTCCGGTTTTACGCCCATGCCGATAAGCAGCAAGGTACAATAGCCGATGATGTCGGCAACATCGTTGATAAGAGGTACATGACTAGCCGTAATACGTCCGAGCTTATCGTCGAGCCGTATCAGTATAGAATTGACCGCATCCCCTTTATAAAAAATATGCTTCGGGCTTAATGCCGAATCCCCGTACTTTTGATTTTTGTATAAAAGCAAGTCCTGCATTGCTCCCGTAAGTGCGATGATGTTCTCTTGGGTTTCTGTGTGGTTGTTCATTTATTTTCTCCTTAAAAAAAGTTATCCGAGTTGCGCAAGTTCCTCTCCGTGCGCATACTCTGCCGCAAGTTCATCAATGGCTTGCGACGGTACATTGTTTTCATACTCCGCTTTCATCCGCTCAAGGAAACCATCCGGCACATAGCCGAGCCGCGCTTTTATCCGCTTTGCCGCTTCTGCGCCGCTGATCAAAATATCGTGCATCTGCACGGAATCGACGGTGATTTGTGTTCCCGTCTGTGAGCGGATAAAAAGGCTCTGTGCATCGATATGCGAATGAGCGGCCAAGCCTTTGCCGCCGGTAACTTCCGTGAACGGGCGCTCCTTTGAGCCTTTCGCAAGTGCGGTAAGTTCCTTGCTTGTTTCTTCCCGATCGGTAAAGCCTGCTGCTTTGTAGTTGACCCCGGGTATGGGAGCGGTTATGTCAAAACCGTTTTCGTCATACGCAATCGGTTCAACTTCATACGCAACGAGTTCGCCGTTATACTGAAAGCTCACGCGCACTGTCGGCGTTGCAGAAACAAGCACCGGCTGTACATTGACCGTCTGCCCAACGGTAACGCCGCGAAGTCCTTGCAGACTATAGCGAAGCGATTCTTTTACGTGCGGATGCACAATGCTTACCGAAAGGTCTCCCCCTACACGGCGGCTTTGAATACCGGCGGTAAAAATCTGACGGCAGACAACAGGATCGGGCAGCTCCCGAAGTTGCTCCGGTAAGATACGCTGCCACAGTTCCGTCCTGCTGCCGATTTTCTTACCGTGCCGCGTAATGCGCGTGTCTTGCCCTTCGATAAGGTTTGCGTTATACGCAGCGCACCACCGCTCTGCAGCTTCATTGAGTGCGGCAATGCTATGAACCGGCTCCAGTTTTAAGCGGCTTTCAAACTGGGTTTCAACGATATTGTTGCTGACTTCTACTTGTCCCTTTGCCCGCGGATTTCCCGGAAGGTGCGGCTGTGTTTCTACTTTAAGTGCGGTAAGCGCTGCCGTTACCGCCCGCGCCGTGTTGCCCGTACCGCAGTCCCAGATTAAAAGCTCCGGCAATCCGTGAAACACGTAAAGCGGGTTTTGCTTTTGCCCCCACGCATACAGTAAAAAGTCGTACATATTAACTGCCGACTCTCCCATCGCTGCGTAATACCGTACACAGATAGAGCCGGAGGTGTGGTCGGTAAGTACATACCGCCAGCACTTCAATTTACCTTCCCGCGGGTTCTTATTTTTGTACACCTCATCAGCATCGTAGAGCTTTTGCTCTCCGTTCGGAGCGAACCAGATAAGACAGACCGACGGGTCAGCTTGGTGTACTTGATTGGGATAAAGCGTCCGCATGGTGCGGTGCGGGCGGGGAATTTCTGCCTCTGCAAGGGATAGCCCGTTCTCCACTAAAAGCTCTCGCAAGCGGCTATCGGCAATCGGGATATTGATACCGTTTGCCTGTAAAATAGAGCGGGCAACCGGAACGCCCATCGTTGCCTTGCCGTTTTTGCGTACGCTGTTGCGCAGTACCGAAGCGATCAGCTTGAGTTCTTCCTGCGCGATGCCGGAAGAGCCTGCATCTTTGCGCTCCTTTCTGCCGGACTGCCATCCGGCTTCTTTAAGCACTTTGTAGGCTTTCGCTTGTGAAAACGCAAACATCCGGCATAATTCCGCAATAACCGCCTTGCGCTCCGCCGCGCTTTTTGCCCCTTCCATCTTTTTAACGTACGCCTGATACATACCCTTAATCCTCTACCGGCTCCGCATACTGCATCTCTTCCGCCTCGGCGTTTGTCTCAGGGTGCGCGGGACAGATGTTTTCAATCATCTCATCGAGCGTATCGCTGTAATCAAAAATGGAAGACAACAAGCCTTCCGGCTCAAGGGTGATAAAACCTTGCAGTTGGGTAATATTGACATCAGGAATTTCCTGCGCCTGTATAATGGTAAGCATCAGGGTATGCAGCGCATGACTCGCCTCTCCGACTTGCAGAAAAAACTTCTTTTTCAGTTCATCGAGCGCAGCTTGCGCAAGCTGTTCCTTAGTCGGCGGCTCGCGGTAGCGGATTTCCATTTCAAGCTCGTTGAGTTTTTTCTCTTTTTGACTGATTGCCGCTTCCTGCGCGTCCCGCTCTTCCTTGCGCTTCTTCTTTTCTTCACGGAGAGCGGCTTTTAACTCCTTGACTGTCATCCGCTCTATATCATCGAGGGTACCGACCCCCTCAACTAAACCGCCGTCCTCAAGCGCCTTTATGCTATCGTCATCAAGGACAGATAAAGCTCTGATTTTTGCATTACCCAAATACGCACACGTGTGCGTATTTGAAAATCTCTGCGCAGCTGATATTGCATATTGTGCTGACCGTGCAGCCATGCCCAGTGCCTCAAGCGCAGCTAAAAACTGCCCGTGCGGTTCGTGATGTTTTAATAAAATAAGCTGTTTCCCCAGTTCTATCAGCGAGTCTGCCACCTGTCCTTTGTAAAACCGTGCCCGCTCCATCGTGATATGCAGGTTATATGTTTCTCCTTCGGGCAAATACGCCTTATCAACTTCGGCAGTAGAAAGTTCAGCTTCTTTGGCTTTCGCAGCAACCAAATCCATCGCCTGCGCATCTTCGCTGATTGCTTCTTTCGGCTTTCTGCCTCTCCGCTCTTTTTTTAACGCTTCCTGCTGTTCTTCCGTTAAATTTTCTACAAAGACCGGTGCATCCATACCCTTATCTCCTCCTTACTGTACCGCTGCTAAGTACTCTGCCTCTTCCGTGGCAAGTACAAGCCGCGCTTTTTGATACGACTTTACAATCTGTCCCGAAATACCGCCGAACTCCGCCGAAAGGCGCCAGACGTTTTTTGTCCCGCGTGTTACCCATCGGTATTGTTCAAACAGCGCTAAGTCGCGGCAGATATTTACTTCACTGGTGCCGAGCTTTTGCGCAAGCTCTTTATTGGTCAGCCCTTCAATGTGGTTTTCTACCAATAGCCGCACAATCTCAAACACCCGCTCCTGTGCATTCAGCTTTTTCATCTAAGCGCCTCATCTTTGATATAAAGCCCTAACCGGACAAGCCACGCCCAGCCGAACATTTCACCCCATTCTTTTAACCTGATACCGAACCGGTATTGCCATCCGCTCATCATGCCCTCCTTCCTTTACAAGGCAGCAACATCAAGCGGTATTTGCTTATAGCTGCCGTCTTTCTGCCGCTCGTAAAAGCGCATATAGGTTTTGCTGGAAACCACCTGCACACTGTCCGTAATTGCTTGCATCGCTTTCAGCCATTTCGGATCACTGATATCAAGCCGTCGTAAGCCGAGGACACGCGCCGTGCTGATATTCCCCTGCTTGTCTACCGCAAAGGCGTTATCAATGAGCGCCCCCAATTCAGGGCGCGCGCCGGTTGCCCATTCCTTAATGCATTCGTCTATCAACTGCTTGGCAATTTGCAGCTTTTCGTTAAATTGCAGATTGTCATTCACGGCGATTTTCAGCATGTACTGTCCGTTATAGGTGGTGAGGGTGATATTCCCTTTTTTACCGCCCCAGCTGATTCCGTGCTGCTCACTCGAAAGGCTCAAGAACTCTTGAATGTCGCTCCAGATACCCTGCTTAAAAGACACAAGCGCGTCCCGCATTGCAAAGGTCTTTGTCATAATTGCTTTGACGGTTTGATCTCGTAAGATGTCGATGTCCTTTATCATCGCGATCGGTACCTCGCGCCCTTGCGAGTCGGTCATAAATTGTTTATCCATTTCTTTCCTCCTTTATTTGCCGCAGATACGTTCAAAGAATGCGATGACTAGGTCGCACTCCTCGACGGCTTGTTTTTTGCCGAGTGCGGAAGCACCGCTCCGCCAGCACCGTAAAATTTTGTATACCTCGTTTTTCTCCTTATAAAGGTCGTTAAGAGACGGCTGTTTTAAGCTGATATACACCGGCTCTTCCGCTCCCTGCTCCCATTCGTTGATGGTTTGTTCCAGTCCGCTTAACGCCTTATCAAGCGGGCGTATTCCCGTACTTCCGCTCATACGCAGCCCCCTGCTTCTTGCGGTGGTCTTTCACGCGCCGCTTCAAGCCGGAGTAAAAGATCATCGACCATCGCTTCTTCATCTGCGAGGAGCAGCTGCCATTCTTTGCCGTGTTTTTTAGCAGTCTTTTGTCGACGCCGCATGGTCTGCACCGCGTATTCAAGTCTAAAAAAAAGACGCATCATTTCATCGTTCATCTTGTTGCCTCCCGTCCTACTATCCGGCATTGTGCCGATTACACGACATTCTCCTTTGTTGCTTTTTGAGCTGCTGCCATAACGGCATCCCAATCGGGTAGATTGAGCTTTTCTGCAATTTTTTGTTGAATGCGGGCAGAGGTGCGCTTGCCGTGAATAACCGCCCATACGGAGGTGTCGTTGACCTCAAGTTCTTCTGCAATGTCGGGATTGGAAACGTTGATAAGAGAAAGCTGATACTGTATCCATCCGCCGTAGACATGGCCGAGCGTGCGGTTTTTCGGCTTGCGGATTTT